GAATGATGCTGATTCTGGTGACCCAGCATACCTATTAACAGAAGACTATATAGTAGGAGATTATGTGCAAGATAAAACAGCACAGAATGAATTATTTGATAAACTAGATGATAATGTATTAGACTTTTCAGAATCTAATCCATTTGGTGATGCAGGAGTATACGCATAATGTTAGGAAATAGACAATTTTATCACGAAACAGTTAGAAGTATTATTGTAGGGTTTGGTACTCTATTTAATGATATACATATTGTTCGTAAAAACAATAGTGGTGTTGTTACACAATCCATGAAGGTACCTTTGGCATATGGGCCAAAACAAAAATGGTTAACAAGACTTGACCAAGATGCAGGATTAGATAGTAAGGTTGCAATCACATTACCTAGATTAGGTTTTGAAATACAAAACTTAACATATGACCCAGCAAGAAAATTAAATCGTGTACAAAAATTTAAAAAAGTAAAATCAAGTGCAAGTAATGCTGATAAAATGGATTCACAATATATGCCTGTTCCTTATAATTTAAATATACAATTATATGCAATGGCAAAAAATTCTGATGATGCTTTACAAATGGTAGAACAAATACTTCCATATTTTCAACCAGACTATACTTTAACAATTAAAGACATGGAAGCCATGGGTATTGCAAGAGATATTCCTATTGTATTAAATAGTATTAATTACGAAGATAATTATCGTGGTGATTATACAGAAAGAAGAGCAATCATGTACACTTTAGATTTTACTACTAAGTTTTATCTATACGGCCCTGTCACATCTAGTAAAGTTATTAAGACTGTACAAGTTGACCAATATACAGATATGCCAAGTGCAGCTCCTAAGAGAGAACAAAGATATACTGCTACACCAAACCCAACATCTGCTGATGCTGATGATGATTTCGGATTTAATGAAACAACATCTTTTTATCAAGATGCTAAAAACTTTGACCCAGAAACAGGTGAAGATAAGTAATGAAAACTTTTAAAGAATTATTTGAGGATATAGAAATTACCGATAAAACAGGTAAAGCTTTAGATGTTGCTCAAAGATATTATAAAACATATAAAAATACAAGAAGAAGTGCTCCAGAAATAATTAAAAAAGGTATAGGTAAATTTATACTAAAAGGAACAGATGAAGATTTAGTTGCTGATATATTAACTGATAAGTCTATAGACAGTTTAAAAAAAGTTAATGTCAAAGCTAAAAAGGTGAAATAGTTATGAGTAATAAAACAAAAGACATTCTAGATGAAATTCTAGATGTCGAAGAATCAACTGCAGAGCTTGTTGAAAAAAAACCAAATACTCTTACAGTTAAAAGAGATGATACCCTTGAAGATGTTGATACTGATTATAAATATCAGAGAGAGAACTTTTATAATCTAATTGAAAGGGGTCAAGATGCAATAGATGGTATACTAGATGTTGCCAAAAATTCAGACCACCCCAGAGCATTTGAAGTCGCAGGTAATCTTATTTCACAAGTTGCTGATGTAACAGAAAAACTTGGAAAGTTACAGTCGGCTATGAAAAGATTAAAAGAAGTTCCAAACAATGCACCAAAAAATGTAACAAATGCATTGTATGTAGGTTCAACGGCTGAACTTCAAAAATTATTAAAAAAAGATAAGGAGAAAAAATAATGGATTTATCTTTTATCACAGCAGACTTATTAAATGATATAAGTTGGTTTGATGGTATAATTTATATTATACTAGGTCTTGTAGTATATGCTGCAATAAGGTACATCAATAAAAAAATCTAATGGCTACCGATGTCAATCAATATCTAGGTAATCCGCTCCTAAAGAAAGCTAATGTTCCTGTAGAGTTTACAAAAGAACAGATACAAGAATATCAGAAATGTATGGATGACCCTATTTACTTTATACAAGAGCATATGAAAATTGTATCTCTTGATGAAGGTCTTGTGCCATTTAATATGTATGACTTTCAAAAGAACATGGTACAAACATTCCATGATAATCGTTTTACAATCTGTAAACTTCCTAGACAGTCTGGTAAGTCAACAACAATTATTGCATATCTTTTACATTATGTTTTATTTAATCCAAATGTAAATGTTGCTATACTTGCAAACAAATCATCTACTGCTAGAGATATACTAGGTAGATTACAATTAGGATATGAGAATCTTCCTAAGTGGTTACAACAAGGTGTTGTGTCATGGAACAAAGGAAGTTTAGATTTAGAGAATGGTTCAAGTATACTTGCAGCATCCACATCGGCAAGTGCAATTCGTGGTGGTTCTTATAACATCATATTCCTTGATGAGTTTGCATATGTACCAGCAACTTTGGCTGAAGAATTTTTTAGTTCTGTATATCCTACAATATCATCTGGTAAATCTACAAAGGTAATGATAGTATCTACCCCACATGGTATGAATATGTTTTATAAACTATGGACAGATGCACAAAGTAAAAAGAATGATTATATTCCATTAGAAGTACATTGGTCAGAAGTACCAGGTCGTGATGAAGTATGGAAAGAAGAAACAATACGAAATACTTCACAATCACAATTTAACTCAGAGTTTGAATGTGAGTTCTTAGGTTCTATTGATACACTAATTGCTCCACACAAATTAAAACAGATGCCTTACATTGACCCAATACAAAGTAATGCAGACTTAGATATATTTGAAAGACCAGACCCAAAGAAAACTTATTTTCTTACTGCAGATGTTTCACGAGGAACATCACAGGATTACTCAGCATTTTTAGTATTAGATGTAACAGAAATGCCATATAAGGTAGTTGCCAAATATAGAAACAATGAAATCAAACCTTTAATATTTCCACAAAAAATATTAGAAGTTGCAAAGGCATATAATGAATGTTTTGTATTAGTTGAAGTAAATGATATAGGAGAACAGGTTGCAAATGCTTTACAATATGATTTAGAATATGACAATCTAGTCATGGCATCTATGCGAGGTCGTGCTGGACAGATACTAGGAGCAGGATTCTCTGGTGGTAAGGCACAGTTAGGAGTAAGGACTACTAAGGCAGTCAAAAGAATAGGATGTTCTAATTTAAAACAATTAATAGAATCAGATAAACTCTTAATACCAGACTATGATATCATGAGTGAATTGTCTACATTTATTGTAAAAGGTTCTTCTCATCAAGCAGATGATGGTTGTACAGATGATTTAGTTGCATGTCTATTCATATTTGCATGGGCAGTTGACCAAACATATTTTAAAGAATTAACTGATAATGATATCCGAGAAAGAATGTATGCTGAACAGAAAGAACAATTAGAACAAGATATGGCTCCATTTGGATTTATAGATAATGGAATAGATGAACCAGAGGTTGAAATAGATGAATATGGAACTAGGTGGACTACAGTAGTTAGAGACCATAATACAGATTGGTAGTTACAAAAAGGTTGGGTCTAGTAAATCGTTTTCAATCTTAATCATACAATTAGAACATACTATCTTAGATGAATCTATTAGTCTTTTCACAGTTTTTCTGCTAGTATCATTCATACCTACTCTTTTAATAGTCTTTCTTATCTCTTTATCATGAGGATAGAATCTTAAACAAGCTATTTCAGGTTCACCACAATGTACACATTTTGTATTTTCTAAATACTGATTTAAAGAAGAAACTCTTTTACGATAATTTCTTTTTGTTACTTCTTTAATAGTTTTTTTGTATTTTTTATAATGTTCACTAGACATAATTCTATTTATATGTTTAGTAACATATAAAACTTAATTCTAGAATATGATTTTTTTATAAATATAATCAAAGAACATAAAGAATAAACTTTATAATTAATAGGAGTAAGTCAATGGCGTTTTTAGTGTCACCAGGCGTACAAGTAAATGAAGTCGATTTAACCAATGTTGTACCTGCCGTTGCAACTAGTATTGGTGCAATTGCTGGAGCTTTTGAAAAAGGACCAGTATCATCAATCGTTAATATTTCTAGTGAGGAAGAACTAGTAGAAATATTCGGTAAACCAAAAACAACTGGTAATCAATTCGAAACATTTTTTAGTGCCGCAAACTTTTTAAAATATACAGATTCACTTAAAGTGGTTAGAGCAGAGAGTGCTATAGTAAATGCTGGAGCAAACTCTGGTATACTAATCAGAGATTTAGACCACTATGATGCAAGTTTCTCAACAGGTCAAGGTTCTCATGGAGAATGGGCTGCAAGAACTGCTGGAACATGGGGTAACTCATTAAGAGTAGAAATATGTCCAAGTGCAACTGCATACGAACAGGATTTAAGTACAAATAACTTAGTAAACCAAGCAGATGTTGCTGTAGGAGATACAACTATTGTAGTAGATGATGCTGATGGTTCAGGTTATGCATTTAATGTAGGTGATTTAATATCATTCTATTCAGATACAGCAAACACAGTATCAGTAGATGACTTTAATGAATATCAAGTAACTGCAATCAATACATCAACAAATGCACTAACAGTCAGATTAAAAGATGACCCAAGTGGTGCTGGTTTACAAACTGCAATTCCAAACGATTCTAAAATCAAAAGACGCTGGAAATATGCTGATTTATTTCAAGGTGCTCCTGGCACATCAGACTATAATACAAACAATGGTCGTGGTACAGGTGATGAACTACATGTAGTCGTTGCTGATGCTGATGGTTTAATAACAGGATTCGATACAGATACAGCTGGAAATAGAACAAAAGCTGTTATCGAAACATTTGGTAATATGTCTAAAAACCCATCTGCTAAATCACCACAAGGTGATAGTATTTACTACCCAGATGTAATTAGAGCTAAATCAAATTTCATTTATTGGACAGACCATATAAGTGCTGGTAGTAATTGGGGAACTGATACTACAGCCGCTTATACAGCTGTCACAACAACAACAATAGATACTCTAACAGGTGGAACAGATGACTATTCTACTACTGCTGGAGAAATCGAACTTGCATATGATAAGTTTAAAGATACAGAATCAGAAGATATTAATTTAGTTATCGGTGGTTCATCAAGTATCGTTGCTGATACATCTACAGGTCATGATACTCATGTTACAATGATTACTCAACTAGTAGAAGGTAGAAAAGATTGTGTTGGATTTGTTTCACCATATCGTTCTGCTACAGTCGGTGTCACAACATCTTCTAAACAAGCAAGTAATGTAAGAGTTGCTGCTGACTTATGTCCAAGCTCATCTTACATGGTATTCGATAGTGGATACATGTACATGTATGACAAATACAATGATGCTTATAGATTCGTACCTCTAAATGGTTCAACTGCTGGATTATGTGCCAACACAGATAATGTTGCTGACGCATGGTTCTCACCAGCTGGATTTACAAGAGGAACAGTTAGAGGAGCAATCAAATTATCATTTAACCCAGACAAGGCTGATAGAGATGTTCTTTATCAAGCAAGAGTTAACCCTGTTGTTAACTTCCCTGGTCAAGGTGTAACTTTATTCGGTGATAAAACTGCTCAAACTA